GTCTGCTCTCCGTGACGGACAAATTTATAGAATGCCGCCTTCTGAGCCTTTGGTTCCTCTGTTTTAGAGGTTGGAACGTTCCCCCTCTGGAGTTTGACTTCCAGTTCATCGATTCTGTTGTTAATTTTGTCAATCATAGCTTTGGTCTCAGCCAGAGGCTCACCGAACTTTTTAATTTCGGCGTCTTGCTTCTCGACTGCTTTGTGAAGCATATCCACAGCTTCCTGTATTTTATTTGTTAATTCTTTGATTTCCATTGTTACCTCCTTATTTTGTTTAAGATATTTTCTATTTTCGCTTCTGCCTCTTTTACTTCAGAAGCCCACTCCTCTTCCCTAAACGTGCTAAGTATTTTGTCCAGCTCGTCGGCTTCTAGACCGGCCTTAGATGCTTGAGTGGTATCCGGCTCAGCTTCCCTTTCGGCCTCCTCAAGAAGTGAACTTAAAGCTTCCAACGCCGCCTTGACTTTCTCAAGCGAGGCGGTGCTTAACACCTTGCCATATTTCTCCTCTGTCATTTCGCCCCCTTTATCCATTATATCACTTGCAAATTCATCTGACTTGAAAGGACTTTCCATCTCCATTTTTTCGTAGTAGCGGTTAATGTGGTTTATCACGCCTTGTTTATCTTCCGCCGGTATCTGAACTCCGCCTCTTGCACCACGGACAGCGGCAGCGGCAGCAAAGATCCCCCTTGGTATAGCAGTCAACCGCCCGTTTATCACGTCGGCGAAACCTAGTTTATAGCTTCCAAACAGTTCGGGGTTCTCCTCATCATACCAAAAGAACGCCCGTCGGTATTTATCCCAGTTTATATTCTCTCCGCCCGCCCAGGCTCTAACTCTTCGTTCAGCCATTGTTGAGTCCCACTCTCGGTCTCGGTCTGCTAGAGGGAGGTCGTCAAAAGTGGTAGCTCCCTTAACCGAAAGAACAACCGCCTCTGGGTTAGCAGCGAAAGTCACAGGAGACACATCCCATAATTTGACTTCCTTTAAATGTCTTATACCATCCTTGAAAGCTTCTTTTATTGGGTCATAACCGATAGACATCTCATTGATCACACCGTCTTTCATCAAGGATAAAACTTCCCTAGCTCTTTGAACCCCTAGAGAAAGTTTCCCCTTGATATACAGACCGTTCTCATCCTCTCGCATCTCCAGGGGTTTCCCAATAGGCTCCTGAACATTGTGGTTCCAGAGAATTTTGACTCTTTTGCCACTTTCTTTTAAGGTTTTAGCAAAAGCACCGGGGTCAATTATATCGCCGTAAGCGTCAGGATATTGGCTAAAGGTAGCCGCATAACTCTCGAACACCCCTGTTTCTTCGTCAAACTGCTTAACCGCAAAATTAACTGTTTTTCTCTCCATCTATGTCCTCCTAGTCACAAATTGTAACACACATCGGCACTGTATCGTTTCCGCTGGGTCTCCGCCCACTCCTGGGGCTTCGCATCCATTACTGAATGTCCCATCAAGAGGCACTTCTTCACCATCAATGGCTTGATGACTATCACGAACCCTATCGTCCCTTGAGCTTAACCATTTTTTCCTCTCCACTATTCCAGACTGTCTGGCCGCCTCAAGACTCCCATAGCCAGAAGCGGCAGCCACTTCAGTCCGTGCTATTCTCATGGACTTATATTCGCTGCGGTCATTATAGAACTTACTTATCTCATCTGCTATATCTGGTGTAGGCAAATTATCTGCCATTCCTCTCAGTATAATATTCTTAATATCGTTCTTATTTGTGTTAAGAATGGTTGTAACACTATCAGCGGCATGTCCTATTATCCACTGCATCGCAGCCGGCTTAAACGGGTCAAATCTCCATTTACGCTCTGCACCCAGGTCTTGAGCGATGTCGTTTCCAAAATCCTCTACAATAGCCGTAGTAATAGCAGTCATTACCTCAAGCCACTTGTCCTTTTGTTTAGTAATGGCATTTTCGGCTGCCGTCATAGGATCGCCACTTTTAATAGCTTTAAGCACCTCATCCTTTTCGTTTTCAAATAAAGGCAGTATCTTCTTTTCTGCCGCTCCCCACCAACCAATGCGCCTTCTGTCCAGACGTTTCCAGTATTGAACTTTAGCATCTTCTGTTTCAATAGCCTTAAATTGTTTCTCTTCGGAGCTGCCAGAATATCCAGTCGGTAAAAGTGAAAGTGGTAAATACCCTACATCCCAACCGGGGAATTCGTCAAAGCCCATCTCCAGTTTAGCGTTAATCTGCTCGAACGGCACACCCATACTCCATAATCGTGCCGCTTGTTCTACTTTCTTGCCGTAGTCCTCCCTTAAAGCTGGAACGTTCGAGAGGTCATATGTTAGTGTTATATCCCCATATAAATGAGCCAATTTTAGGTTGATAGTCGACTTCAGATCATCCAGTAACGGGATGACCACATCTTCATATAAACTCTTCCTGGCCTGCTGCATATTGTCATATGAACTCTGCTCTAGATCGCCCAAGAATATAGGTGAAATTCCAAACGCCGCGGCGATGTCTCGCTTGTTCTGTATTCTTGAGGCAATAAAGTCCATCTCCACCGGGGTGATAGACATAGGCTGCCATTTGGTACCCGCACCTAGTATCCAGGGCTCCCGCCTTCTGCTTCGAGCTAGATAGTTCTCCTTTATCTGTCGTCTGGCTTCCTCAAATTGTTCTGGAGTTAAGGGTGACTCGTGAATGAACGCCCCATCAGCCACACCTCGGTTCTGCATAGAGACCTTCTGAGTATCCTGCGCTTCGTTATCGGTATCAATCGTTCTAGCGGCTGCCATTAGAGGAGAGATACCCCAATAAGGGTTCCCCGGGTTAATCTGCTGAAAATGAATAAAAGTTTCAGAAGGGAGTATCTCCATTCTGCCATTGTTAGTAACCTGCCAGCCCTTCATCCACTCACCGGGTACATCGGAAGGCACAGGCTGTACCACGTCAGGCAAAACCGGCCATATCTCACGAACTCTACCACCAACAATGATAGGTTGCCATAAAGCATTCCCGACCAATTCAAGATAGGCGATAGTATACTCCATGAGGTCTTGCCCAGAGAATTCCTTGTTGGGGTTAGCGATTACTTGAGATAGGGGATGTCCATCTATAATCTCACCGTCTTTAATTACAACCCAGGGAATAGCCGAGGCCGCTTGAATGATTGTCCTGACGGCCCGATAAACATAAACCGAGATTTTGTATCCCTCACGTGTGGCCTTCTGAACTGTCATGTCAGTGTAGACAGGCACTCCGGGGGTCTGCGTTCCGATGAATCGTATCTCCCGTTTTGGAGTTAGAACATCGGATAGTTTCTTCCTGAAATTGTCAAACATCATTACCCCCTGCAATGGAAATTATCAAGGGCTTCGTCTTTATATCCAATTTACCCAGTACGGCATATCTAACCGCATCCAAGAGGTGGCTAAACTCATGCGTTGTTTTGTCCGTCAACTTACCATCCTTATCTGGTATATATCTAAAATTTCTCAATTCCTTAATCAAATTCAAACTGTCCTTTGTGACGTGTAATTTGAATTGTCTAATCTTCTGATGGCCATATTCTACACTGCCCGGACCCTTTTCGCATCCCTTAATGTTAAACCCATATCTGTATATTTCCTCAATTGACTTAGGCTCCGCCGAGTCAGCGAATATTTCATCGTAATGTTTTCTAATTCCTGCCTCTTCCATTCTGTGAGCTATATCGCTGTTTGTTAAGTTAGTTGCATATAATAACTCTTTCGCATATAACTCATCTTTAAGTATAACACACTTCACAAGAGCCGTTGGGTCAATGGTGAATCCAAAGTCCAGCCCATAGAAAGCATCACCTTTAGGGAGAGAGTCTACCTGCGTGAATGACGGATAGACGAGACCTTCAATTTTACCCGGCTGACCTTCAAGGTAGACGTTCGCCCAGTTCGGGTCTCTTGCGCCCATAGCCAGAAGGTTTTTTATCACCTCTGGAGGCACGACATTTAGAGCATCTCGGTATGTAGCATGAATGTAGTAACTGTCGGGGTCGTCACCCAAATTATACTCGTGATACCAGAATTCTGAAGTGGGGTTCCAATCGGCTATCGTGCACAGCCTTGTCCGCGAGTCCATTTCCCGGAAAGCATCGTAAGAGATATTATTAACCTCGTTGCAAAATAAAATATCCCGCCGGGCACCTCTCAATTTATCCGCTTGGTCGGCAG